GTGAGAACCACAGGGGCTCCAACAGGAGCGGTTCCTTGGGGTGCTTGAGGAAGAGTGATAGTGTCTCCGATGGCATAGCCTGTGCCTCCTGCTGCGACTGTGGCGGAAAGGACGCCGAAGAATTGGTCTACGGCGACCACATACTTCACTGGTGGGCCTTGCCAAAATGAAGGGGAGCCGCCGGTTACAGCTGTGGTGATGGGGACGCCTGAGGCAAAGCCTGTGGCGGTTTGAGGGGTGAGCCAACACATCCGTAGGCAATCAATGGGGTATTGGTACTCGTAGGCCCAAGGCGGGGCCGGTTGGCCCTTTGCCCAGAGTTGGGTAGCAGGGGATGTGTTCTCGGGGGTGCCGGGGACGGAGGTGATGAAGTTCAGGTTGGCGGAGTTGAACGCACAGGCCCATGGCGCCATCCGGAGGAGTCGACGGCGGAAGGGAACGTAGATGATGTTGAACTGGATGGCCTCGTTGTTGGATTGGGCGGCCAGTTGTGCGGCGGTGATGGTGGTCCGTGACCCCCATGTTTGGAGGGCACGATTGGCCATGTCGACCTGTGCGGTCATTTAATACCGTCCTTGGCTACCACAGCAGCCGTGATTGGTGCCGCCAATGCCAGCAGAGCCGGAGTGTGGACCGCCGTTGGAAGGGCCATTGGTGGTACCTTGGTTCACTCCGTGAAGGCCCGGGGACTTTGGGTCCATGATGTTCTTTGGACCTTGAGGAGCCTGATAGTTCCGCACGTCCACAGTGTCTCCAGGAAGGACGCCGCCACATTCTAACCCTGCGGCTTGGGGTTGACGAGAGTTAGGGCCGAAGCCCCCAAGAATGTCTCGGGCCATTAGAGTTTCCTTTCAATCGTGGTGGCAGGGTTTTCCTTGCCGTTGTCTATGGCCACTTCTTCAGTAGGCTCCGGTTCCGGTTCGGCCTGAGGCTTCGCCGTCTCCTCAGCCATGTCCTCGAGGGCTTTCATCGCCGCATCCGCGAGGGGCTTGAGCCGGGGGTGGCCCATGGCCTTTTCGTGAATATGCAAAAGGGCCGCGACTTCGTTCAGGTCATGACGCATCAGTACTCTCCTTGTGAGCCGGTCTTGTGGCGTTTCTGGCCGATCCCGGGTGCCATATAGCCGCGGCCACCGGACCATGGGGTGGCCTGGAAGGTGAAGTCGCCGGTGTCGGTGGAGTGGTTGCCGACCTTTTCTCCCAAGTACGAGACTGCACCAGGGTTTACGATCTTTGGCTTTGGCTCGACCTTCTGGTCGTGCGGGCCTGAAATGCTTGGGCGTCCTTGTTTCATGTTGATCCATTCTCCTTTGGTTTCGTCAGTTGCCTCGTGTGGTCCCATCGATTAGATGGGTCTTCCGCCATGCCCCTACGGACCTTCTCGAAGACACCACCATCGAGATGAGCCTCTTCGAGAAGTTGGCGGTAGCGATCGTCGCAGCGTTCGAGTTCGGCCATTACGTGGCGGGGGACTGGGAGGCCTCGTTCTTCGTAGAGATGGGCGATGTCGTGAACATCATGCATGTACATGATGAACCTGCGCATCTTTTCCGAGACCTCAGATTCAGCATCCCGCATGTAGGTGACGACGGTGGTTAGCATCTCGCGGACCAATTTCATATTGGCGTCGATACGCTTCAAGTAGACTTCGGCAGAGTGGTTTGGTTCGGACATTGGATTCCTTTGATTAAATGCAATTCCAGTAGTAGGCAGTGCTGGCTAAGGCCGAGCCAGTTATGACAAACTGGCTTGTCGTGATAGATGACACACGAGCCACGGTGGTGCCGGTTGCAGCCGCTCCTGCATTAGCAGGGAACAGGACACAAGCGCTTGGGGCGGCCGGGAGGGCAGCAGAGAACACGATTGTGCACGTTGACGTGGCTGCTGCCCCAATTGTCACAAGGCCGGTTTGATTATTGCCTGAGGTGATGACGCCATTGGTGCCGGTGCCACATGCACCCGAAGCGATTGTTGGGGTACCACCAGTGATTTGGAAACGCCCGTTGATTGTGAGATTGTCGCCAAAGGCGGGGGCCACGCTCAGTAGCAGCAGCAGCAGGACCCATAAAGCTTTTACCTGTTTCATCATCAGTTGTTCCCTATGACTGTCTTGTTGACGCCGGTGCCGCTGTCGGTGACAAGGCCACCTTCAACAAGGTTATTGGTAACGGAGTAGAAATCACTTGCCCCAGCGTTGACCTTGATCGCGCCAGACATGGTGCCAGGGATGACGTTGTTACCGGTGATGGTGAATTTGGTGACCGCTGCTGCAACCTCGATTCCAAAAGAGCCGGTGGTTTGACCAGTGCCTTGGATCACGTTATCGGTGACAGTGAAGTGGGAACTTTGAACAAAGATGCCGTACCAGCCAGCGCCGTTGATGAAATTGTTCACCACACGAGAGCCGGTAGCGGAACTGTTGTTGTCGATGATCCCCGCAGAGAATTGTCCATAAGAGCCGGATACTACGTTGCCCTGCACGAGGGTGTTGGTGGTGTTAGTGCCAAGTTGTATACCACTGCCGATGATCTGCCCTACGGTGTTTTGATCTATGATATTTCCGTCCGACGTTGTTTGGACGATGACGCCGGCGCTGGATGGGCCGGATAGATCGTTATGGGTGATGAAGTTACTATTTGCTGTGAGGACTTGGATCTGTTTGAACGTCGTGGAGGAGATGAAGAACCATTTCGCCGTGCCGTCGTTGACCTGAGTGTTGAATGAAGTGATCGCGGGGCCAGTACCAGTGCCGGAGCTAGTGCCGTTCTGGCTGCACATGAAGAAACCGCCATTCGCGGAGCGGACTTGGCCGGTGGTGTATGCAGTTGATTGGGCCCACGCGCCGAAGCCTGATGCGAAGGTGTAGGCCCCGCCATAGAATAGTGGATCGAGTTGGTTATAACCGATATAGTCGCCACCACCATTCGCACTCTGAATGCCAAACGCACCGTATAGGTTGAGCATTTTGCTGTTGGTGACAGCACAGTTCGATGCGTTGTTTAGGCTAATACCGCTGAAAAGATCGGAGATAAAGAGATCGTTGTACAAGCAGCCATAGCCACCAATGTTATCGATCCCAACGCCCGCAGTTTGAACAGTGCCTGAGCCGATGATACCAAGGTGTTCGATACGACTGTAAGGCGTCGAGACTGAGAAGACATCAGCCGTTGTCGATGTGGTTTTGATGATACTACTGAGCCGCCCTGACCCAACAATGGAGATGAAATTAGAAGTGATTGTAAGTGGAGCGGTGACTTTGTAGGTGCCGGGTGGGATGTAGACTGTGCCACCAATAGCTGCGGCTAGGGCGTTGATTGCGTTTTGAATGGGGGTAGTAGAGTCGGCAGCACCGGTTGGATCGGCGCCATAGGCGATGATGTCGGCCCAAGGTCGGCCACTTTTGAAATAGGCATCGGCGTTGAAGGTGTTGGTGCCGGTCCAAGTGTTATTCAAACCTGTGATAGTTCCGATGATAGTCGACATTGGAACTTGACCCGGAATGCCTCCTGCAACGGTGCCACAGACAGTGTTGGTGCTAAAGACACCATTGCATTGTGCGGCGGCAGCCACAGGTGACAGGAGCAGAGCGAGGGCGAGAAGAAGGCGTTTCATTGGAGTAAGGTCCATCCACCAGTTTCGAGGATTGGTTTTAGCAGGAAGGCGCCGTAGTTGGAGGCTAGACGGATTGTTGCGAGGCCTGAGATTAGTTCGGCGCCGAAGGGGTTGATGGTGTAGGTGTTGGCTGCGGCGAAGCCTCCGATGTCAACGATGGTCAGAGGGATTAGGATCCATTGCCCCGGGATGGCCTGCGGGGACTGTGGAGAGGCTTTGGCCGAAGGCAGGTTGATTGTAACGGAGCCATTGACGTTTAGGGTGATGAGGTTGGTTCCTCTAGAGATGGCTACGGTACCGGCAGCGGTGATGGGAAGCACAGCTTGCTGAGGTTGGGTGACCCAGCCGACTGAAGGACCCATCCAGTACCGTTCGTATTGACGAAAGGTACCGCCTTGGTCTAGATCTGACTGGGAGCCCATTTCACTTCCCCTTCTTCGGGGCGGGGCGGATGGTGCCGCGGCCAGTATCGGCCCGGTTGAATTCCTTTGCCACTTTCGTGGGGATCCCAACCTTCTTGGCAAAGCTAGGATTGTGAGCGGCAGCGGCCATCGTACGGGCTTGCTTTGGGGATTTGCTTGGCATTAGATCCTCCGTGAAGTCATACGGTTTTGGGCCTTTTGTTGTGAAGCGGCTTCCCGGGCGGTAGCCTCGATGGAAGCCTGTGCGATTTCTTCTGGGGTCGGTTCGACTTCGTCAAGGGGTGGCTCCTCATCGATGATTTGATCCGGCTCCGGAACAGGCTGGACCTTACCGGCTAGGGCCGCAAGGATCTGCTGGTTCTGGGCCATCATGGCCAGCATGGTTTCCATGAACTTATCGAGGCCTAGGCTGGACGGGGCTGTCTCCCGAGCGACCTTAAGTTCGGTCATTTGGTCGATCAAGGTATCGCCAAGCCGGGCGTAGAAGCTCTGGCGTTGGGAGTCCTCGTCGATGCCTTGGGTTGGGGTCCATGAGAATTGACCAGAGACCTCTTCGGCTTCGGCATCGAGGGGAAGCATCCCCGGAGTGGGGTTGCCTTCAAAGACAATGTCACGCGGGTTGCCTTTACCTTCCCAACAGACGACGATTTCGCCATCCATGTTGTTGTTCTCTGGACGGTAGTTCCAGTCGTCTTCAAGACGGGGGTCGAGGTGTTTTGGGACCCGGTACATCTTGCGGATGGGCTTGCCGGTGCGGCTATCGGTGGTGGTATGTTCCCAACGCTCGGAAGGGACGCTCAGATAATGAGGCTCTGTTAATTTCCATCGTGCCATTAGAGTCCTACTCCTGTTAGGGTTCGCTGGATGAGGGTTGCGACGACGATAGTTTGAGTGGTGTTATAAGGGACGAAGAATTGGCTTTGGTAAACGACAGCAACAGGGACCGCTGTAGCAAGGGGCTGTTGCCATGGTATGCCAACAACGGTGTTGGCCAAGGGCTGGATGTTGTAGGAAAGGGTAGTGGAGCCAAGTTGCGCTGCAGGTGCTGGTGGGGTGGATGCTAAAGGCTGTTGCCAAGCAAGAGTGAAAGTCTGGAACGCGGTTGGAGTCCAGGCTGTTTCAGGATAGATTGCCTGCGCCACAAGAGGTGCTAGGGATAGTGGTTGGTACCAGCCGTAGGGAGAGATGACGGTGACAACTTGTGGCGTATCAAAGGGAACGAACGAGGCGCCGATTTGAGATGGTGGCCCGAGTGGGGTGGACGCTAAGGCTTGGAACCATCCCATGCCAGAGATGGTGTTGATGATGGGCGCGATGTTGTAGGAAAGGGTAGTGGAGCCGGGTTGGGTTGGTGGAGTTGGTGGTGTGGTAGCAAGGGCTTGGAACCAGCCAAGCGGGGCTGTGTTGAGTTGTAAGGTGTCGAAGGGGACGAAGGTAGAGCCAGGCTGAACCAGAGGTGATAGAACTGGGGAGGAGAGTGGCTGTTGCCACTTGTCGATTGTGGCAGTGTTGGTTTGACGGGTGTCGAAGGGAACAAAGCTGGACCCTAGCTGTGGTTTTGCTACAGGCGGCGTAAGGGCACTGGTTGATTGCCAACCAGAGGGAACTGGGAATGGTGGTACGATGAAGGGTAGGTTTGGAGCCCGGACGAAGGCAACTGGAGGGGCGGCTGAAGGAATTGATTGCCAGCCTGAAGGAACACTTGTGGCTACTTGAGGAGTGTTGAATGGAACGAAGCTAGAGCCAAGCTGAACTTTGGCAGCTGGTATTGGAATGCTAAGGGGTTGGTACCAACCAGCTGGTTTGCTATTGATCTGTGGTGTGTTGAACGGAACGAACGCAAAGCCAGAGGCGATGGCAACGGCCGCGACTTTGACATGGGTGGATATTGCAACTGAATGTTGGGGATCAGCGTTGGGGACCCATTTTGGTGTCCCACCAGCCGGTGTGTAGGTGAGGACGAGGACGCCATTGGCACCGTTACCACCGGCCCCAGCGGTTCCTGTGCCCGTCGGAGTTCCGCCAGCGCCACCACCACCACCATAACTGCCGCCAGCGCCACCTATGCCACCATTACCTGTTCCAGTAGAACCACCGCCGCCACCACCTCCTGCTCCCGGTCCTGCAGCGCCGACAAGGAAACCAGACCCGGATACTCCACCGGTCCAGACAGAGTCTTGGCTGCCAGCACCTCCAGCACCACCAGTAACGGTTAGGCCTTTGGAACCTCCACCACCGCCTCCACCGTTCGATCCAGTGCCACCAGCTGCACCAGCAGTTCCGGTACCTGCGGTACCCCCACCACTGCCAAGACGGTTGGTCCCTCCAACGCCGCCGTCGGTTAAATTGGCATTGGAATCACCGCCTATATTGCCTCCGTTACATCCACCCCCACCACTGCCTCCAAAGGTCGTGGCACCACCATCGGCGCCAGAAGTAGCACCGGCCCCGTTAGGACCGCCGGCGCCGCCACCCCCGCAACCGCCATCACCATTAGCCGTTGCGCCAGCGGCGCCATTGGCATTGCCATTGGCACCAGTACCGCCTGTGCCTCCGGCTCCACCAGTCCCGCTGCCACCTTTACCGCTAACAGCAATAACAGAACTGGTGTTGAATGTGGTGTTGGTTCCATTGCTGCCGGTGCCACCTCCACCGGCTCCGCCCGCACCAATTACATAATTGAATGCTGTTGTTCCCGGCGTAGCAACGCTAAAGTTGTTAAGTCTGCGATATTCAGCACCTCCGCCACCACCTCCATTAGTTCCGTCTGCTCCCCCACCACCCCCACCAACAGCTTCAACGGAATTATTGGAGTTGTTCCAATCCGAAGGACTGGTGGAGGTCGTGCCGGAGATGACGACGATGACGGTCATGAAAATATCTTACCCGTCACACGTTGAATGATGGCGTGGATTTCTGTCAGACCGATTGGACCGGTCTGGGTTTCTATATGAAGGACTTCGTCAAAGGCAACATTGGCGTGAGCGGCCAATTGATGATCTTCATCGGGAATGATGATACGCCGGATCTGACCGGTTCTTTCATAAACGATGCCGATCTTAGTGCGCATGTTAGTTCGCTGGGGTACGGAAGAATGAGTTGAAGTTGGCTGAGATGGCTGTGTCGATGTGTGGGTCGGTTACAAGAGCGGCTTGTGCCGCTACGTTGCCTGTGGTTAGTGGCACCGTTCCATTAACTGTAGCATCGCCGATACAACTTGTATCATCCGCTACAATATTGGCGAATAGAAGCTTGAACACATCGGGTTGGTTCATGATGGCAACGAGGAAGGTCTCGCGTTCACGATGGAAGGCCACTGCGGAGCCTTCATTCTTGATGTTTGAACAGGCTAAGAGCAAAGCCTGTCGGACGCGATTTTGGAATGTGGCGTCGTTGGATAGGAGTTGCTTGTCGTTATAGTTTGGTGAAGGTGTTGCGGCCATTATGTTACCTCTTCTATCCAGCGGCGAGCGTGGAAACGGGCTTCTTCGCGCTCGAGTTTCTTTTCGTATGGGTCACAGCCGTGGCCAACACACTGTTCGCAAACCACTCGCATGCAGATTTTGCATAAGCCCCCAAGGTCGGCTGGGTCACACATGGGTTGAACCCGTCGGACGTTTTGGCAGTGGCCACAGGTGAAGGTTGGGAGCTCTTTGATTTCACCCCATGGGCCGATTAGGGTCCCGAGACCGGTTAGAGCTTTGTGCATGGCTCACTCGCGCCATTTGCAGCCGACGATGGCGTTGCCAACATAGGTTGAGGATTTGGTCCGGATGCCAAGACCGGCGAGGTTGGTGGCGGGGATGACGAGTTCACCTGGGCCACCGGGAGCGACTACCCAACGATAGGATGCACGTTGGTTGGCCCCGAGGGTGTCGAGGATGCCAGTTTCTGCGCCGGTTGGCTCGGCTGTGAAGTTGCCTAAGGCGACGGAGCCGGCAGTGGCATCGGCTTGGTCTATAGCATTCATGGTGAGGGTGACGCCACCAGTGCCAGCGGTGGTTTGTTTGATAACGGACCAAACAAGTTCGCAGTCGGTTGCGTTGGGGACGGAACCTGGGCCTACGGTCCATTCATAGAGAAAGCCCCGACGCAGGGTGGCGGTGGCTGCTGCGAGTTGGAGCATGGTTTTGGAGGTGGCCGCGACAGCGGTTAGGGCTGGGGTGGTTGCTGCGATGTTGGAGGTGCCGTAGAGGGCCATGACGGGTATTCTCCTTGGGTTAGACTAAGATGTAGCTGAGGCTGCCGCCGATTGGGACCCCAGCGGAGAGGTTGATTAAGAGGGAATCGCCGACCAGGGTTTGGAACCAACCCCCGGCGTTGAAGCCGTTGACACAGCCACCGTTGGCGATGCAGTAGGCCGGGCCGGAGATGTCGATGGAGCCTGTGGAGGTTTGGAACTTGACGTTGGTGTTGGCAGAGCAGACGAAGTAGAAGGAAAGGACGACGATTTTGCGGCCGGCTACGCCAAAGACAAGGGTGCCTGAGGCAGAGACTTCGATCGGGGTAAAGAGGATCCCACCCGGGACTTCTGTGCGGTAGATGTCAGCCAATGCGTTGCCTCAGGGATTGGATTGAGTCTTCGATTTGCTGATGCCGGGCTTCGGCGCCTGCGACTTCGACCTTGAGGGTATCAAGCTTGGATTGTTGATCCACGATCTTGGCGTCAAGGTCTTTGGATTGCTGGGCCTTAGCGAAGATGGATTCTTCGTAGTCGCGGAGGTTCTTGACGTGGGCGATGGAGAGGCCGGCCTTGGCGTCGTTGAGTTGGCCTTTGATTTCGGTCAGGGCAGTTGCGGTTTGGGCGTATTCGGCCGAGGCTTTGTCGGTGGCGTCTTCGAGAGGTCCCAGTTCCTCAAGGAGCTTCTCGGCGGCTGTTAGGTGTTCGATAGCGTCACGGAGTATGGTCATTGGGGCTCCTTAGAATTGGGAAAACCAAATGGTAGTGGCGATTGTGGCTGCGCTTGGAGTGACACAGAGAGTGGCTCCAGCAGGGATCTGCATCTGGGCCACGCCCACGTTGTAGGTGGCGGGGGCTGTAGAGGTGACACCTTGTGGGGTTATTAGAGTTGTAGGTGTGGTACAGGTGGAGCCGGTACCGAAGATAAAGGTGAATGTACCTGCGGTGGAGTTGGTAGTGACTTGGTAACCACAGATAAAGATGGATTGACCGGCTACGCCCGCGACGATTTGGGTCGCAGTGGTTGGCCCAACAGGGACGTTGGCGACCTTGTTGCAGAGGATTTGGGCTGAAGGACCGACTGTGTTTTCGGCCAGCGCTGCACTCGCGAACGCCAACCAGAGGAAGAGTACAACGCTGAGCTTTCGCATTAGCGGAGCCTCTGCCATTTGGTTGTGCCTATAGTGTACACCCATTCTATGGAGGTACCGGGGGTAAGTGTTTGGCTGCTAAATGCAGCTTGGAGGGTTTGGCCTGCCGCAGGGGTCACAGTGACGTTTCCGGTTAGGGTAGTGTCTGTGGCCAGTTGAAGGATTTGACCATCATAGGGGGCTGTAGGAGTGGTGATAGTCCAAGAGGTGGGGGCTGTGCCGTTCCAGAACAAGGTGCTGTCGGAGGGCAGCATTTGATAGTTTTGGACGCCAGAACCGGAGAAAGGCTTCATCGCTGTGGCGTTTCGGAGTTCACCAATCGGGACAAAGATCGATGAGCCACCAGGACCGCCGATGGCGGCGACGACAACTTCGTTGCCGGTAAGGGTTGGGGAGGCAAGCTGCTGAGCCCAGCTGTAGATTGCTGGGCTGGCGACGGCTAGGGCCAATAGGGCCCCAGCCAGAAGTGCGCGGAGTTTGGTCATTGCCATTTCCTCACGATGCCGAGACGCAGATGTAGTCCCACACCGTGTTAGCCGCGGCTGTGGTGAGTACGAGGGTTGTGGTTGTGGTGGCCCAGCTAAAAGTGGTAGCTGGAAGGGCACCTTGGGCAGCGACAACGCAGTTAGGTGCGGTGACAAAGGCTGTGCCAAAGGTCAGAGTGCACGAGGCCGGGGTGCCCGCGGTGATGGTTACACGACCACCGAAGTCAGTACCGACGTTGGTGAAAGTGCCGCAGGCGGAGACGACCGGAGGCGGACGACCGGCAGGAGTGAGGATGTGGCCGGGGAAGTAGACGCCAGTGTTGGCGTCTACTCCAAATGGTCCTCGTGGGTCTTGGGAGAGTTGGATTGAGGAGGTGATGCTTTGGGCCAAGGCCAAGCCACAGAGTGCGGCGATGCCGAAGACCAAACCGGCGATGAGTGGACGGAAGAGTTTCATGTCTTTGCCCCTCAGTTAGCGACGGCGATGCCGGGCGGGTATCCGCCGAGGACTGCGTTTTGGGTGCTTTGATAGGAGAGGTCGTGACGATCGAGGACGAGGTAGGCCGAGATGGCACCGGCGGTGGTTGTGGCTGCACCAATGGTGTAGGTCAGGCGCAGGAAGCGGGGGATGGCGATGCCGTCTGGAGGACGGGGCATGTCCATGTCGAAGAGCCGTGCGCCCGCTACGAGAGTGGCCAGGGCGTAGGCCGGGGAAGACCACCATGTAGTGAATGAGCCTTCGCCTCCGGAGCCGTTGTCGGGGGCACCTTGGAGGGATACCACCAGGGTTGCTGCACCGCCAGAGGTAACAGTGGTTGAGATCTGGACCAAGAACTTCATGGCCGGGTCGTCACCGATGCCGATGTCTCGGGCACCACCACCTTGGGCAAAGGAGGGGATTTGTGGGTTACCGGCGAGACCGACGCCGAGGTCGATGTCGTTGGTGCTCGGGTAGGTTCCAGCTACCTGAGCAATGGACTGGGCCGAGGAGAATTGGAGGAATCCATCTAAGATCATCTCATGTTCCTTTCAAGTAACTTGGGCTTCGTTGCTGAGGACCGCGTCCACCGTGCGGATGGGGATGCCGCGGAAGGTGGTGATGGGCTTGCCGTTGAATTCCTCGATGCGGAGCAGGACGTTGGTTTTGTTCATCGCTTGGAGATCGAGGTAGGTCCGGATGATGCGGTTGCAGTAGATGACGGTACGGCCCATGTCGGCGCGGACTGCAGGGGTGTCAGAGGTTTGGACCGTCGTCGCACTAACGGGTGCCGTCGGCAACCGATAGAGTGCACGGACCAAGAGGTTGATCAGGTTCGCCGCGGAGACGCCTGTGAGTTGGGTGACGTCGATGTTGGCGATCCGCGCCATGTAGCGCCAGTCCCGCTGGGCAAAGCCGATTTCCCATTTGAAGTGTTCCCGGTAGGCTTGGTAGGTGTTGCCCAGACTGTCGGCTACGGGCCATTCACCCATGTCGCGCTGCTGGAGACCAGCGAGTTTCCCTTTGGGGAAGATCGCGTGGTTGGTGTCGGTGCCCCAGGTCATTACCCACATGGAGGTGTTGGTGGATGCAGTGCCACCGCCGTCAAGGACGTTGTTGGCGGTGTTGGAGTTCGCAACGGTTTTGGTGGAGTAGCGTGGGGCGAAGCCGGT